CAGTTACCCCAAAAGGATAATCGTTAAATACTTCAAGGTCTAACGGGTCTCCTCCGTCTTCCACGACAATTACTTCTAAATTGTCAAAGTCCACGCCAAGTTGGTCTTTCAACGAATCAAACAATGGTTTACAGACTTCCCAAGGCTCTTTGTAGTGAGTTATTACAAAACTCAACTTATACATTCCTACTACCTCCTACTTTGTATATTCAAGATAGCACCTGCAATTCACGTCCTCGGACGCAATTCCAAACCCAAGCGGGTGTAATGCCCTATCTCCGTTTAGTGTGTAGAAATAATCGTTTATTCCTACTTTAAGCCCGTCTAAATACCAATGACTATCTCTTACCTTTTCGTCTTCCTGCGTATGCCAAGTCTTATACTTCGCTCTGCCGTCGGCACTATCCCATTGTCCGTCTGAAAAACATCTATGGGATTCGGTAAAGAAGATTCTTTCAATCTCACTTATGGTATCGGCTTCATTTATTCGTTCAACCCAAGTCTTATCTTCGATTTTCTTATGTACGGATTCGTACATCTTATCGGTGTCGGGTTTTATGTCTTCATTAAGGCTTCTCGCTACATCTTTTGTCCCGTAAACGTAAGCCATTATGAGTAAATCAAGTAGAGAATCTTCTATCTCATTCTTCGGTTTGTCCGTTATTTTTTCCAACGTCGCCGTTATTAGACTTGTTAGATTGTTCAATTCGTCCATAATACTCCATTGATTCTCTATATGCTTCTTCGGGGTCTATGAAAAGTCCGCAGGATTGGAAAGCAAGTTTAGGCTCAATCTTATCATTTGATAGCATTGTCGTAAGTACCTGCGACTTAACCTGTATGTTTTCATAATTTCTTCTCGTAAATCTTATATCAACGTCTTCTACATTGAGAGAAACGATTGATTTAGTCGTAAGAATTGAGAATAAAGCCTTTAAGAACGGGATTTCACTCTTTTTAAACATTACTTCCGATTCTCTTGCTCTTGTTTCGGCATTTTCCCAACCACCTTTAAGAAGCATTGCGCCATTATTGGAAGAATCGCTTGAATTGCCGTCGCCCTGTGCAGGAAGTCCAATAATTTCTCTTACTCTCTTAATAAGGTCTTCTTTTAAGGTTTGGGTTTGGTCTTGGTCTAACTGTTCGGAGATAATCTTAATGTCGGCGGGACAATCAGACGTGGACTTTAATTCAATAAGTCCTTTTTCTTTTAGGGTGTTGATTGTATTTTCACCGATTTCCGCATTATAGACTACCATTAAACTCTGTATGAACTGTTCAACGCCGTCCAATCGGTTAGAATCCAAGTTGTTAATCGCGTCTAAAAGGTCTAATACGATTTCAATAGCCGAAAGCCTTGAATTATTGGCGGGATATTCCATTATTGGAATATAACCCAAAAGATTCGGCTCTGTGCTTACCAATTTAAACGCCCTTACTGTGATTATTTCAAGCGGTGTATATACAGTTAAGTAAATTACTGTCTTTCCGTTTTCGTTCTTCTTTGCTACATAAACACTTGCCAAATGCGTCTCGGCAATATCCATAGCGTAAATAGCAAAGGTTTTATCGGGAGAAAGTGAATTTATTGAGAAAATCTCGTTTTCATCAGAAAAGCAAGACCTGTATGATGTACCACATATCATTTGCCACTCAATTAAGTCCTTATCTACGGACGCTTTCGAGTGAGATTCCATTAAATCATTAAGTGTATCTATGCTTTCAGTAAGATTTTTCTCGGATTTTCCGCTTACATACTGTACGGGAGACGCACAAAGGTAGCCGACTTTAAAGGAAACAATCGCGTTAGCCCAATTTTCCACAATTTTATTGCAGATTTCGGGGCGGATTTCCTTTGTTCTCTGATAAATCGCCTGTTTTCCTCTGTAATAATCGTAAAGATATTTAACCTGCTTCGCGTTTTTCTGAAATTTAGGGTAAACTTCATTCAAAACTTTAATTATATTAGAAGAATTTACTTCGTCATAACTTGTAAATATCTTTTCTCTGCCGTAATAGTTATTCATTTCCACTCTCCGTATTTCTGACAGTTCTTCTTACTTCCACTACAACGAGTTTGTCGCCTTTTTCCGCTTTTACTTCGGCTATTCCCTTCTCGTCCAATATTTTATTTATCGCTTCTATCGTTTTAGGGTGTTCTCTTACGTCCATAAGTTAAATTTAGATTTAATTTTCCGATTTGTTAATTTTAGACTTAATTTTAACTACTAAATAACATTTTTTGTGATAAATGTCAACATAAAACGAACAGTTGTTCTAAAATGTTCGCTTTTTGGCTACAATTATATTTTCACCACGAATCAAAAACGTAACCGCCATAGCCAACGAATCGGGTGCGTCGTCGTGCTTATTCTTACCCATTATTGAGAAAGAAAACACATTTTGCATAAAAAGTTCGTATTCTTTATCCCTTTTATCAAGAAATATCATATTTTCTCTAATATCGGGGGCTTTATCGAAGATTCTTTGCTCTTTTCCCGTTCCTGTGAAGTGTTTTGTAGAGATTTGGACGTTACAATGGTAATTTTTCTCTTTAAGAAGCCTTGAAATGTCCTGTCCGTATGAACCTGTCATTTTATTACCTTCACAATAAATCCTTGTGACTTTATGCTTTAAAACCTTTGAAATTACTTCGCTTTGGGTATAATTCTTCTCTGCATTGGAGTAAACCACGTCTTTTACGAACAAATCTGTGCCATATTGATAAATAATCGGGCTTGCTACAAAGTCTCCACCGCCCCAAGACGGGTCTATCGCCATAAAAATAGAATCGGGGTCGCCTTCGAGGTCTCCATTAAAGTATCTTAACTCGTCGGGACTAAACACCGCGCCGTCTCTTTCAATAGGTTCGCCTTGATATTGGGCTAACCAAGAAGCCGTATCGTTATTTCGCTCAAAAGAAGCACGTCTTTGTTGGTAAAATTCACTATTAAATCCCACTCCGCAGGCATAATCGAAGTTAGATTCGTCATTTTCGTTTAAAGCAGGGATATTTACGACTTTAAATCTTCGGTCTTTAAACTTCGGGTCATTTGAAAGCACATCAAGTCTTCTTGCGATAGGGTCTGTTAAAGACCACCTTGTTCCTATCCAAAGAAGTTTGGCGTTTTGTTTGGCTCTCGGTAAGAAATTGTTATCAACCTTACTCCAAGCGTTATTAAGTCGGTCTTTATTCATAGCCTCCTCAATGCCCGAAATAAGGTCGTCACCAATCGCATATCCGTTGCAATCACACGCGCCGTTTAGTGTGCCGTACAAAGAACGCCCTGTGAAGGAAGCGTATCTCTTTCTTCTGTCTATGTTAATAAGGAGGTCTTTCGCGTCTGTGGAGGCTATATTACATTCGGGAAATACATCTTTCCATAAATAAGTAGTAGTATCGTTTAAAACCTCTAAAATGCCGTTATAAAGGACTTTAACTACCGAATCGGTATAAGAACAGTAAAGGTTACTTCTCTCCGAATTACGAAGCATTACCCACGTTAAAAAGAACATCATTAGAGTAGTTTTTCCTGTTCTCGGCGGTTGTGACAAAAATAATTCGTCTAATTCGCCTTCTTCAAGTTGTTGTAACGCCTCTACAATAGGAAGTAATTTACTTCTTCTCGGAAGCCAAAACTTCTCTTTTAAGGGTCTATTCCACTCTATGTAAATCATAAAGTCGTCAAAGTAGTCCCTCGCCGTCAAAAGATACGTCTTTTTTAAAAGTTCTCTATCTTTGCCTATGAGTTTTCGGAAATCCTTAACAACGTGATAATAATTTCCGCTTTTATATAAATGGGTGAGGGTGGCATACGCCTTATCCCACATTTCATTTTTAACGAACTCATTATACGCCTCTATTAACTTCACGTTTAGCCTCCCTTACCTGTTTCCTGCCGTCATAGCGGTCTTCCGCTATTATATAGGGTCTTATCTCTCTCGGCGGTGTCTTCATTACATTCGCTATTCTCGCTTCCGTCGCTTCATCAAATACCCTATTCTTCCATTCCTTCGTTAAGAGTTCTTCCGTATCTTCGAGAATACCCTTGAAGTCTCCCTTTATCTCCTCTCCATTATAGGTAAAATATCCTTGGTATAATCTCTTATTCTCTATTATGTTCTGAATACTACCTGCTTTAAAAGAATTGCCGTTCCTGTTCCTAAACTTCCTTAAATTCAGTTCTTTCGCTATCCCCGCATATCCACAACCCTGTGAAAACCGATAAAAGCAAAACTTGACTACAAACGATTCATATTTGTCTATATACAGTTTCTTCTTCGCTACATAATATCCATAGGGTATCGCACCGCCCATAAATTTTCCTTTTTCTTTCCTTTTCTGCCGTCCGATACTCCTCGCTTTCTCCCAATACTCCTTTTCCCTTTTTATAAAAAAATCTACTTCGGGGTCACTATATCCGTCAACAAAGACTACAAATCCCCTTAATCCAAGTTTATACGCCAAGTATTTCTTCTCTAACGGCTCAAATGCCGTCTCTATTACAAATCCTTCGGGTCGTTCATCATCATATAACGCGGTGTCTGTATCTACCACCTTCGTTAATAATAACCTCTCCCTATTACAAAAACGGCGTATAAGGTTACTGTCCCCTATACCCCATACTACTTTATATCCGTTCTCTATATAGTCTGTATAACTGATTTTCTTCTTCATATCGTATCTCCTACCTTTATCCTACTCATTCATTATACCTAATCTGTCAATATAAAGCAAACATACGTTCTATAAGTGTCATTTTCCCATAGGGGAAATACAAGCACTCATTAAGCGAGAGTGCTAATGCCTTTTGGATTTTTCTCTACACCGCCTTTTTGCTTTTCGAGTATTTATGCACCTTCTCCCGCCTCGCCTTGTCCCTCAAATATCCCCAAGGGGTGTCCGTGCAGGGTCTCGGGAAATCGTCGGAGGTGGCAAAAATTAAATCCAAACTTAATATTAAATCAAGATTTAACAGGGACAGAACAACCCCTTAATTTTTTGTGCATTTTTTCAGACAGAATGGGGACAGGGTGGCGGATTTATAAGTCGAACAGGTGTTCATACCTTTTAAACGCAACAGAAGCCCCAAATTTCAACGAAACCCATTTAAGGCTAAATGTATTGTCTATCCCTCGTTTCGCCCGAATTTGAAAAAAAGCCCCTATTTATGCAGGTTGTAGAACACTATACAGAATGACCAATAAACAGGGGTTATATTTACCCATATACAGAGGCAGAGGAGGGACGACACCGCGACGGAGGACGCCGAGAGGATAGCAGGAGACACCCGAGGAGAGGCAGGGAACGACACCCACAGAGAAGACGCCAAGGGGAGAGGGTGCGGGAGGTCACAGGATACCCACAGAACGCAACAGAAGCCCCGAGATTGAACGGAACGAGAAAAGGCGGAGAAATGTCCCACCCCCTTAAATTTTGCATAATATGGAAGAAATACGGCGACGGCGTAAACATAAGAAGAAACACCGACGGAGACAGGGCAAGACAGACACCGCGAAGCCCTATAAACACAGGCTTTGAAGCCCTCAAAAACTTTTTGATATTTTTTGAAAAAAAATGATTGATTTTGATATTTACTTATGATATAGTTATTACAGTAGATATTGACAATTAACCCCCGCTTTATGCGGGGAGCAGAGCGAAAGACGAACGACACCCCGAGGAGGTAACCACACCGCCCAAGCGTTGGCAAAGGCAGGAGGGGAGGCAATCGGAAGGACGGAGGGGTCGGAAGCACCGCCAAGGATACAGGCAAGACGGCAGGCGGGGCGGATTGAATGAAGGGAAGGCAGAACCCCCGAAATGACAACAGGGTGAGAGCCGACAGGCTCGACAATATAGTGAGGGAGTGAGGGCAACTTTATACGCCCCGTACAAGGTCGAAAGACCCAAAGCGGACAGACGAAGCGAAAAAGCGACGGCACGAGCAACCAACCCGAAACCACCGAGAGAGACGAACCGAAACCACCCACCGCCAACGAGGCGGGGCAGGTCGGGGAAGCACTCGGACAGGTCGGAGAGGTTGCGGGGGTGACACTCTCGGAAGGGTCGGAGAAGTCCAAGGACGATATACCGAGAGCCACGAGAGAAACGAACCAAAGCCAAGCCGAAAAGCCGAGAGCCACCGCCACACCTCCAACCCTAACCAAACCAACCTCCAAACCTCAAAAAAGAATTGAACGGATAGACAGGGGACGGCGAACAGGTCGCGCAATGCCTCGGCGTTGTTGGGTGTTCAACTCACCCCGCCCCCTTTGCAATCTGTACGGAGTAACGGGCGAAGGGCGGACGAAAGCAACGCCCCGACGACGTGAAAAAACGGGAGAGAGCGGAAACAATCAACAATCATTTAGAATCATTTATGGAGGTTTAACAGTATGTTGTTTATTATTGTTTACGAAGTGGGCGAAGATGTAAAGCAAGAGCAGATTTTAGGCGTGAACGCCTACAATGCAAGGGTAACCGAATTACAGGCGGAAGGCTTCAAGATTTTAGATGTAATAACAGAGGAGGTTTAAAGGACGACGGCGGGACGGCTTCAAAACCGCCCCGTTGATTTCATTGAAAAATCAAAATAAAAAGGAGGTGGGCAGGTGGTAGGAGTTATTATCTGCGGTATTATTGCGGGGCTTTGTTTAGTCCGCTTACATTTCATTATAAGGAGGTGCGGTTGATGATTTATTTAGTTCTTGCGGTTCTTTGTGGCTTGTTTCTGCTTTGTGAAAAGGAGGCGACAAAATGAAGTATTATATCACAACGACGCACGGCGACGCTTTCGCCGTTCGTTTCGAAGTCCCTAAAAGGACATTTAAAGCGGAGTTAAAAGACAATTTGTCTTATGCTAAGTGCGAGGAAATAGAGGCGAACGCCGAACCCAACGAGCGAGGCGAATTTTTCCGTACGGAGTTTATCGAGTGGGATAACGGCACGATTCAAAAGCACATTTTCGGGGCAGGCACAAGCGAAACGATTTTCGAGGAAGTTTGCCCCAAATAGCACGGACGGAGAACGGAGACGGGCGAACGACGCGCCC